GAAGGCATCATCAAAGGTTACATTAGTTGTTCCTGTAAATGTTATATCACTTCCAGAAACTACTCTGTCTTGCATGTCTACTGTTGCTGACAAAGCACTTACGATAGGGGTAACATTAGTATCTGTTGATGTCATAACTAACCTAAACTCAAAGGCTCTGGCGGATATATCAGATACAGAGAATGCTTGCCAATCAGACCATGTGGGCGTACCTGTAGGGTCATCGTCTGTATGCCTTAACTGTAGTGAAACAGAGGTGTCACCAAAGGCTGTAGGGTCTCCATCAAACACACCTGATCTAGCATCAAATAGTCCCGTAGCACTATCAAATAGGTTTGTCCTATCAAACCTTGTACTTGTGAAGGAGAAGTTTAAGCGGCTTGTGTACTTTTGGCCTAAGTCAAGATCGTTGCTAAAGTAGTATATTCCAGAAGATGCGTAACCTGTAAAGTCATCAAATAATCCAGACCTATCATCAAAGTTACCCGTAGCATCATCAAACAGAGGTATTGTAGCTAACTCTAAATAACTATCATCGTTTATTACCACATTAGACTTAACACCAGCAAAGGATGGGTCTTCTGTAAGTGTGGCTACAACATTAAGGTCTCCAATACCTATAGAGGTAACGACGAATACAGCAGGGTTATCAGACTCATTAGCACCGCTTGTAGTCTCATCCACAGCCTTAATGAAGTATGTACCTACACCAGCATTTTGCAAAGCAAGGGTACTACTACCTACAGGTACTTGTGCTATGTTCTCAGCTTCCGAATAGACTGCCCCGCTAGTTAGGTGAGAATACCTAATGACATAGTGGGCTAAGTCTAGGTCAGATACTGGTGTCCAGCTTAAGAACAGGTTACTTCCAACTACGTTACCATCAAAGTTAGTTACATCTGCTGGTGGTGCAGTTATTGTTTCCACATAATAGTTAGACACAGTGTTAAAGTCACCATGTACTCCAAGGGAATTAGTAGCCCTAGCCCTTATGTCATAGAAGCCATCCTCTACACCTACATGTTCTACCCTTTCTGTACCCACAAAGGCACCAAGAGTTCCTAGTGCTGTAAAGTCAGTTTCTCCTGTCTTTCTAAACTGCACTTCTGCTGTATCTATCAGAGTACTTGTGTTGTTTATGTCAAGCAAGAGAACACCAAGGGTCTTACCTTTAACTCTCCTTAGTTCAGTACTGATGTTTATGCCAAGGTTAGGAACTTCAAAAGGAGACAACAAAGTAGTATTATCTCTCTCGTAGACTATACCATCGTCAACTTCATTAAAGACACTTTCAGATATTTCCTTTAGGGTCATTTCTACTTGTAGGTCGTACTCATTCTGTAGTCCAAATGTCCAAGAGACAACCTCAAACTCTTTGTTGGTCCACCCAAGCCTAGTGTTAGTGATCCTTATGTTATCACCTGTCTGCACTTGAAAAGCCCTAAGACCAAAGGATGCTGTAAAGGATAGCTGTTGCCTGTTACGCTCTAAGACAATCCTAGCTGTTCTTCTGGCTTCTATGGAATTGTCAGTCCAAGGAAGGTCATAGTCTATAGAGGATTCTTGACCATTATCAGCAGTGACAAAAGTAGCATTAGTTACAGGTGGAAAATCTGTTACTACCCAGTTACTTTCTGAACCTTTAAATGTACCCTTGACACTATTAAAGTTATCACGGCGAGAGTGCCTAGTTGACAAGCTAAGGCCTGACCTAAGATCATCTTCATTGAGGTCTAGTACAGGGGCGGTCCACTTAGCAGCCTTTACGTTCCAGTAACCCTGAGTATACCAGATAGTACCGCCCATAGAGGTCATAAGGTCAGCTATAAGTTCCTGTGGCTCTATTGCTGTAGTAAAAGCACCATTGGCTGTATATCGTGTTGTACCAGCGTCTGTGTTAGTCTCGTCACATATGTTAGCGGCAGTAATAAAGGCTGTATCGTTTATGTTAGCTGTAGCTTCACCTAATCCGTATCCTGTAGCTGTCAGATAGTCTCTTACACAAAGGGCAGGGTTGTCAGACCAAGCATTAGCAGCAGATGGACTCCTTGGATCGTATACTTTCTTACCTTTAATAACAGCAGTAATCTCAGGCACACCATTAGGGAAGGCATCTACGTCAAACTCAAATACGCAGTATAAATAAGCAATTCCACGAAGCCTGTGTGCGTTTGTCCAACTACTTACCGCTTTAACTAGGCGTGGATCAGCAGCTTGATCTGTTGCTCCCAAGTGTTTATAAATCTTAATCTTGCCTTGATAACGGCTAGGAGAGGTTACAGTACCAGAACTGTTTATAGTTGCTACTTCATCGTTAATGTATATCTGATTAAAAGACTCTATCTCATGTCCAGCAAAGGCAACAACCCTGTGTAAGAATGTATTTTTAAGTCCAACTTCAGATACTGCCCCGCTAGAAACTAAGGCGTTTACAAGGGATGATCCCGAATTATTTGAAGCCTTATCCGTAGTCCCATCAAATATTCTAGTACCCGCAACCTTCATCTTACCATAGATGATCTGATGGGATATTGTAGAACCCCTTTGTGTTACTTCATAGCCTCTCTTACGTTCAGTGCCACCTATACCACCTAAACTAGGTCTTAACGCCCTAGAGGTCTCGTAGGATAGTGCTGAGTATGCGTAAGCTGTACCCGCCATAGGTCCCATGGTAAGAGTTATAGCGAAGGTTATAGCTGCATGTACTATTACCCTAACAACAGCTTTGGCAAGACTTTTAAAGCTAAGACCCATTAGTTAACTCCTTACTGCGTTCTAGCTTTATCAGGGCTTCTTCCCCATATTATCTCTTTGTCTTGTAAGTCCTCTATAAAATCCATGCCAAGGTCTCCGGGATATACTGACTTCTGATAAGCAGAAGTGTACCTAGCAACTCTTGGTCTTTCTAGGTCTATTAGTTTGTTCTCTACAGTTAGTTCTATAGTAGCTGTATCGGGATTTTCCTGTATGTTCATCTGATCCATGTAGCCAGAGAACGTCTGAGTTAAGGCTGTAGTGTCTGAAGTAATGCCAAAGTATATGTTACAGACACGACCTTGGTAGGGTTCCTGTAGGGCAAGAGAGACTACCTCAGAGGTCATACCGCTAAGGGTTATAGTTGCTCCTCTTACAGCAAGATCAGCCCCCTCTTCTACAGATGATATGTCTAGTAAGTTGCCTGATCCTGTCCAAGTATGCCCTCCGTAGGAAAGGTCTCCGACCCCTGTCCACAACCTAAGTTCATTAGGACTATCAAACAAAAGCTCTACAGCAAAGAAGGGAGAAATTTCTGGTGCGCTTAAGGCATTAAGTACTCCTGAGGGTACAGTTCTAGTCATTATGTAATTACCTCTACAGCCTCAAAGGAGATACCATAGGTACTAGAGTTACCTATCTGCCACTCTTGCACATTACTTGTTAGTCTGAAGACACCCTTGGCACCCTCTACAATTACGGCACTAGCAGGGTCAACGCCTGAATAAGTATCCTTGAGGTTAGGCCATATATCCACTACCCCCGTAGCAGAAATGTCTGCTAAGACCTTGTGTAGCCTAGCTGTGCTTGCTGAACCTAGTTGTATGTAGTCACCAGCTTTAAGTGTCCCACCATTACTAAGAGTTAAAGTGACAGAGGAATCACCAGCAGTACCCGTTGCTACTATGTCACCATCTTCTGCTGTACCCCTTGGGGCTACACAATTAGGATCACCCAAGAGAAAGGTATTAACTGGCCCTTGTAACGACAACAAGAAAGCTATCCAAGGCTCACCTAAGTCTCTCCTGACAGGTGGTATGGTAACTGAGGCTTTCCATGCTTGACCTGTGTGTTGTACTATCTGTTGTTTATAAGTAAAAGGAGACTCAGAGGTGGCAACAGCGTTCATAGCACTAAGAGTTATTTGTGCAAAGCCTATATCAGTTGGTGCAGTCTTTAGTGCCATGAGGTTTCCTTACCCAAATGCCTGTTTCATCTGACCACCCCTACGACGATCATCTAGTATTTGCTTCTTAGTCATGTTAGCGATAGCTGGTGCTTGTTGTGCTATGATCTTCTTAACACTCTCGTCACCATTAGCTTGGAAGTTAAAGTTCTGATGGATGATAACGTCACCAGAGCCACCTTCTGCCTGTACTCCTAGCTTACCGTTTTTACCACGCTTGAGTGGCATAATAGCTTCTGGTCCAGCTTCACCCATAAGACCTGTGCGACCATCATTCATAGGAAAGTAAGTGGGTCCACCTACGACTCCACCATCAGCATAAGGTACAACATTACCATTACTAAAGACATTACCGTTAGCTACTGGTACTGGCAGAGCTGGCATATAAGGAGCTATGGCATTACTAATCATACCTGTGATCTGTTTAACAACATAGATTTGATACAACTCAGCAATGATAGCCCTAGCCATATCTTTAAAGGCATCAGAGACACTCTTAG